GTCTACACCAGAAGATTTATAGTTCATTGATGATACCCCTCCTTACAAGGTCAAGTCTTTCAAGTTTCCAAGCAATGTAGTCAATAGTTGGAACACATTGTGGATTCCAACCAACAAATCCGTGTGTTTCACCTGATGGCATTGCCCAACAGGGAGCATCATCATTTTCAAGATCTAATGACTCCCTGTATGCTTCATCACCCATCATTACCACTGCTATTTCAGACTCATTCAAGACACTGAAACAACTAAAACATTCTTTTCTAATGATATCAGGGATTTTCTGTTTCATACTTCAGTACACATTCTTTCAATGATCTAGTGGTCATACCAGGTGTCGCTCCTGCCCATAGTGCCTCCCTTTCAATCCTTACGATTGTTGGATCTTTGAGACCATACAAGTTTATTGCGTTTTCTGTGTGTTCATAAGGAACCTCACCAGAACCCATGTATATTCTATCTAGCTGTGTATTGTAAAGACCAGCCTTACAGTCCTGAACAACATGCCATCCCTCATGTCTGAGCACATCAATAAGTGCTTCGTAATCATTATCAATGTGGCCCATATTCAGATAAATCACATTAGCATCTGAATAATACAGACCACGATAGTTTTCCTGAAAGTAATAGGGGAATGCCTTATAAACTCCTATATGTAACTCTTCAAGATTAGCAAGAATATCCCTCACCTCACCCTCATAGTCCTCTGATTTTACCTCATAAACTTCCTTGGTACAATCATTTCTTCTCATACATCCCCTACCATCATATTCAGATGACAATGCTGGTAATGTAATCAATGATGCTGTTGCTAATAACGTAAGTAGTTTTTTCATCTGTAGTCCCACATAAATGAACGGTCACCATACTCATCAGAGAACCACCTATCACCATCATCATCCACAAATGTGCTATCATCTAGTCCATCATTTATGAATCCAAAAGGTGCCATGTCCTGTTCAATCTGATTCTTCTGTTCCTGATAGATTCTCTTTCTTACATCCTGATCAGTAAGTTCCTTGAAATAATCCTGAGCAACCAACCAGGCATATAATACCAGACACATTGCTAAATCATCATTACATCCCTCCTCTGCCTCAAATGAGTTGTGTTTGGATATAAATGTTGTGAGTTCTGAGATAATCTCATAGTCATTGAAGATAAGTTTATTCTCCTCAACAAGTGCTTTAAGATTAAGTGACCCAACCTTTTTAACTGTCTTGGACATCTTAAGTCCAAGTTGTGTTTTGGTGCCAGAGAATCCTTGTCCAACCTGCTGTCCTGCCCTACCCCTCATCGCACACATCAGTAGGTTCTGGTATTCTAGGTCATACTGTAGGATACTGGCAACCTGGTCACCAATGTCGTTGACCTCACAGAGGATGAATGCCTCATTGTATTTTCTTGCCACCTCCCATATGATATTGGGGAATAGCATTGGTTTTATCTCATTGTTCCTGTATTTTGCCACAACCCTGTGTGGAAATTCTGTGATGTCAACTATAATAAAGGCGGAGTAATCATTACCCACACCCCTTGCCACATCAACAGTCATCACATAGTCATGTTTTTTCTTGGGTGGTTCATATACATCTAATCCAGCATTCCTTTGAATTGGATTATCATAGATAAGGGTTTTGAGTTTACTGGGAGCAATCAGGGTATCAACAGATCCTAGAAACTCACACTCAAACTCAATCTTGAACTGTTGTTCAGAGGTGTTCTTGATCGTCTGTTTCTTCCATTTTTCATCCCTACCAGGAACCTGTGACCAGTGGACATCAGTTGGAATATAATCATTGGTGCCATTCTCAGCATCATGCCACATCCTGTAGAAGTGGTTCATACCATGAGGCGTTGATACTATGATGACTTTGGTGCTTTTACCAGAAGTGATAGTAGGATATACAGAGGAAAAGAATGCGTCAGCAATATGATTAGGAACAAAGGCAAACTCATCAAGGAAAAGAATGTTGAAAGACATACCTCTAACTGCTGAAGCTGAGGTGGATGCTGCGAGGATTTTACTTCCATTTTCTAACTCCAGTGAACCCTTGTTCCATGATAGGATGCCCTGCTGCATCCACTTAGGTAAGTTTTCATAAGCAATCTGTAGTCTGCTCAGAAGTTCTCTAGCAGTTGATGCTTTGTTAGCGAGGATGCCAATATTAACACTATCGTTAAAGACGACGTGGTGAAGAAGAAAAGAAATAACAGTCGTGCTTTTGCCAGTCTGTCTTGGCATCTTACAGATGTTAAATCTATTCTTGTAAAAGTTTTTAATAAGTTTTTCTTGGAAGTCATAGGTCTTAAATGGTTGTAGACCATGATCAAGAGTCACGATTTTAACATGATTCTGTGCAAAGTAGACAGGATCATCCTTACACTTCAAATACTCTTCAATATTTTCCTGTGTAAACTCAATTGGGGTATTAGCCTTCTTGAGATTAGGATTACCAAGATAAATTTCACTCATATTTTTTTATACAGTTGCCGTTGTCAGTGCAATACCTACATCTCCGCCACCAAAGAAATCATCTTGCATTGCTGATTGTGTAGTGGTGGCACCACCACCTGCCCAACTTATATAGATTGGATTTCCATCACCATTTACATCCTTGGTAGCAACAATTGCTTGGTTTGATTCGTCAAAGAGGTCAACACTGTTATCACCATGATACCTAATAGAGAACTTGGTGTTACCAGGACTAGGATCAGACCACTTGGTAGCAGAATAATTGGGGTTACTGGTGTTGAAGGTAAATCCTTTTAAATTATCAATCTCCTCACTGGTGTTACTCTGGAAACTCCAATCCCAATAGGTATCATTGTTCTCAATGTTTGAGAGACCAGAAGATGCATTAGTTGAACTCCATTGTCCAATCTGTGCATTGGGGTGTGAGGCGGGTAGTAACCAGTGCATCTTATATCCAGAAGGGATACCATCCTTATGTCTCCATGCCTGGTCTGCTGCCCATGCAAGTGGATTACCAGAAACGTGAGTTCCAACACCAATACCAGTTTGGTTCTCAGGGAATCCACCAATCCTCCAGTTCTTCCAGGGATTGTAGTAGTTGGGTGGTTCGTGAGCAATCTCCCATCCATATACTTCAACACCTGTGGTGGATGTAGGAATTCTGGTTGAGTCACCTCCCATAGAGATAAAGACAGGATTACCATCCAGTGCAGAGTTGGATACTGCCAGTGTCTCCCTTACACCTGCTCTAACTACATCAAGTTTCAGTTTATTATCACCAGCATCATACTTTAATCTACAACTTTGTCCCGCAGTGGTTGTTGTTATATTTGCCTGAACGGTGACTCCACCATCCTGATATGCCTGTGTTTTTAACTCACCATCTCTACGGAAACGGAATCCAACACTATATGATCCATCAAAGTTAGAATCTAGAACACCAATAATCATATTGTGTTTGGTAGAACCATTATTATTGATGGATAGTTGAGTCCAGATAAATTCTTCTCCTGGTCTCAATTTCTCACCCCAAGTAACATTGAAAGCACTATTGGCAATAGTCTTAAAACCATTAGAAACATCTAGCGACTCTGATGCTGTTTTCAAAGGCATCGTGTTTTGTTTTAAATTTAATGCAGTATTTCGATTGCTACCAGATGACCAGTCACGGTACTCCATGAACCAGTTTGCTTCATTCCACTCCCACTCATACTGAACATAGTCTGACAATACGTCATCAGAGTTATTCACAGATAGGAGATATGGATACATGTCACCACCATCAAGTGAATCATCACCAGTAATAATTACCTCATCAGTATCTTCATCAAAGATATCCCAGGTGTTATCAGAGTTATATCTCCAAGAACAATTTCTTCCTGGCATAGCAAGGGTGGCACTACCATCAATAGCAGTGTAATTTGCATTCAAAGTAGCATCTTCATGAGCAGTGAACCTTTCCTGGTTAGTAAGTCTCCAGGTCATCTCACCTGCCTGATAGGCATTGTTCTCACCATTACCTAAGTCTTCTGTTCCTTCAAAGTTTGTTGCCCAATATTGATTACCAGCAGTTGTTGGAATTGTAAACTTAACCTTCATTCCAGGTCTTAATGATCTATTAGATTTCCATACATCATTAGTTTTGGTTCCATCGTAGAAACTATGACCAGGACGATCTGAATCAGTATAAGATGTAATAGTAAAATCTTGTGATCTAATTTGTGATACTGATGGAAGACTTCCTGGTGTTGATGCTTGAGTACCCTCTTCAGATGAGAAGTAGATATAAGTTTCAGTTGCTCCTACTCCAACATTTGCTGAGGAGAGTAACCAGTCATATGCAGTGGTGATTTCCCAGAGTTGTAATTTCTCTGTTTGGTGGTCAAATCTAATAGCATATGTCCCATTTTCAACAACAATATCTTTATTCAGTTCAACACCCGTTCCAGCATAAGTTCCATTTTTTGCATCCCAATCATCATCTGAGACATCATAATACCACTTGGTAGACCAGTTTGATTTATTATTTACGTTCGTAACACCTGTCACACTATTACCACCATTCCAAATACCAACATGAAGGTCTTCAGCAGGAATTGCAAAGAGCATTTCTTCTCCTCTTTTCAACTTAGTATCATAGTAAACTACACCCTTATCCTTATCATGTTGATTATTTTCTAGGTAATCATTTGTGTTATGAAATTTAAAATTAGTTTGATTCTGGTAGT